GATGAGATATTGCATTCAATGTGTGATCCGTTATTGCCAAGCCTTTATGGTAACAGTAAAGAGATAAGCTGCCTCAAAACTATCTTAAGTATTTTTGCTATGGACCAGTTTAACCTTACCACTTATGGCAAAGGCAAACTTGCACAAATCTTATGCTTCAACGGTATGACGCAAGAGCAAGCTAACACTTTAGCCCAGGAAGCTCAGAAACAAATAGACACTCAAGAACTTGACCCGCGCACAGGGGAACGAGTAAACTCATTGCTTACCCTATTCTTAGGTGCAACTGATAAAGGCGTCACCAACGTTAATGCGATGCCGCCTAGCGAGAAAATGCAGAGTCTTGACTGGCGAAAACTATGGCGAGAAGTCATCCATTCAATCTATGGAGTGCAAGATGTTGTGGCCGGTGGAATGGAACCAGGTAAAACAGGGCAAAATCCAAGAATGAAGTTAGACGTGAACAACAACACGACGGAAATGTACCAGAAAGCATTTGAAGACCCATTCAACAATGTGGTTGTGTCTAAACTAGGCGTGACAGACTGGATGTTTGTGTTTAACCCGGTTGAAGAGAAAGATGAGATGCAAGATGTAACCGTGCTTAACGCGAAACTGGATGCTCTGCAGAAAGCTGTAGATTTAGGGTTGCAAGTGGAGTTGACGGATGAAGGTGAAGTTAAAGTCGGCGGCAAACCCTTATCGTTAGAAGAGAAAAATCAGATGCGCATGGAACAGTTTCAGCAGACGGCTAAACCTGAAGGCGAACAGGCATTTCAGGGTAAGCAGCCGTTCAGGCAAGAAAACGTTTTTGCTACAGAGAAAAGCAAGAAAAAATGGTTAGTACAGGAAGTGGAGGTGAACCAAAACGTTGAATGAAGAGAAAAAGAAGCAGGCGGCGCTAGAGTTTGCTCAGACTCAGCCTATTCGGTGGGACGCTTTCTTGGCAAAGTGGCTAAAGGAACATTCAGAACCAACCGAAACCGTTGAACCAGAAGTAGCTGAACCGGAGCCAATTGAACCTGTCGCTACGAGCCCGGAGGCAACTGTTGAAGTTGAAGAAACCGTTGAAGTTGCAGAAGTGAAGAAACGGAAGGTGGTGCCTAGGAAAGTGAAGGCGGCAGACTCATGACTCAAGAAGGAATATACAGCAAGGGCAAGAAACTGCTCAAAAAACAGGCGCAACCTACTCTAAAAAAGATCAAGCCTGTAAGTACGCCAATACCTTCTAGCTTAGTTGAAAACCAAATGGACATTAGGGAACTAGACCAGAAGTTAAGGGTTAAACGTGAAGCTCAACAGCAAATCGTTGGGTCCATTGCTGAGAGTCTTAGAAAGGAATTGCCGGGGGTTGATGAGGAGTTGAGACGCCAAGTTGCGAGTGTGTTGGTTGCTGTTGAAACATTGAAGATGCGGCTTGCGGAGTTGAAGAGTCCGAACTGGGATCTTGAGCATGAAGTATTGCAAAAACTGAATAGGGTGTTGTCTGAATGATTTGGGTTTGCGTCAGCAAACGAGAAAAAATTACGATAATAAATTGAGGAGGTAAAAAGAAAATGGTTGCAGATTTGAGTGTGTATTTCGACTTCGGAGGAACCGACAACAATCCTGGAACAGAGCAAGACACTGACGCTTTAGGACCACCAAACATACGATTTAAAGTGGCTGACGACGCTACGATAGACAGTAGCGACCCAATTCCGATCCCCGCAGCTGGAAGCAACTATAGCTATTGGAAACAAATCTATCTTTACTGTGACACGGCACCGTCTACACAGGTTGACAACATAAGGTTTTACACAGATGGCGGAGGGTTTGGCACAGGCATAACAGTGAATGCTGGCGACGAATTTCCAGTTAAGAATAGTGGTGCGAACACTGGGTATGATGTGGCTGACGCGGCGGAAACCATGACGAACCATACGGACATAACCGCAGTAACGGACGCTTTCACTTTCACAAGTGGCGCCCCTCTTAGCGGTCCAAGCATCAGTGAAGCAGGCAACATTATCGACGCTATTGGCGAAACAACAAACTACCTAGTATTGCAGATGGTTGTGGCTTCTACGGCGAGCCCAGGCGACTTAACCAACGAAACATTCACTTTCAAGTACGACGAAATCTAAGCGGAGGAGGCTCCAATACAATGGAGTGGAAAGCGATTTACACAGACGGCACATGCTTGCCTCAGTTTAACGAGGATGGTAGTGAAAACAAGTACGGCGACATTGAAAGGGCTAAACTGAAAGAGTTCCACCTGATTCAGCATAAGCAAATTATGGCTGTAGTTCATTTAGACGTGAAGAAACGGTTGATTTATCGCAGGCGTGTAGCTCAATACGTGACGGGCCCAAAAGCTGGGCTTAGAGAAGCTGTTTACCTTGTCGGCTGGCAAGAAAAACGCGGCCGCGTAAACATTCAAGTTGTTTGCTTCGTGTTTGAAGATGGGCATATAGAGGTTTTGGATCGTTTCCGTGAGAAGCACCCGTGGTTTTACAGCGTCAACTTTTTGCCTGAGGAACGAGTTTAATGGCGACTTTTGCTTGTTCCGAGAATGAAAAACTTGAGACTATCACTGTTTATCTTACCGTCGAACAAGTCGTTAAACTTGTGAAGTGGTGGCGTGAGTAATGCCGTGTTTTGGAAAGCAAACAGACTGTGATGGCGATGAAGGCGGTCAAAATTTCACTGCCGCAAACGATAGAATTTACCTTCTTAAAGCCACGTTATCAGAGGATGGTAATGTTACTAGAATCAGTTTCTACGGCCGGTCTGTTTCCGGCAATAATTACATGCAGTGTGCCATTTATGATGATGACGGTGGCGAACCTGATGCCCGTCAAGGCGTAACTAATGAAGTTCTTGTCAGCACTAATCTGCAGTGGTGGGATTTCACCTGTGATATTGATTTAACTGCTGGCACCTATTGGATTGGCTGGAACCAAAAAACTGAGGGTAGTTCTCCCCGATATTATTTTGATAGTGTGTCCGGCGCAGCCCGTTATAAGAGTGGCATGGAATATGACGATGGTTTTCCAGCGTCTATGCCATCTATGAGTAATTTAGATAAGGAACTTAGCATTTTCGCGGAGTACACGACGGGTGGAGCAACCTATACTAAAACGTTCACTGGCGACGCATTTCTAGAAGCTACCCAAACCAAAACATTAACGACAGACGCTTATCTCCTCAAAGAATACCTCAAAACATTCGCGGCAGATGCTATCTTACAAAGCACAGTTGGAAAATCGTTCACAGCCGACGCAATACTAAAGCTGACGGCAACCAAAACCGCCACGATCGACGCGTTCCTGAGACAGGTTTACACTAAAACCTTCGCAGCCGATGCCATACTGAAAGCTACATACACAAAAACTTTTGATGTCGATGCGGTTCTGAGCACGCCTGACACGAAAACCTTTGATGTCGACGCTTTCTTAGAAGCGACAAAGACAAAAACATTAGCGGCAGACGCGTATCTTCAGAAACCATACACGAAAACACTAACAATCGACGCCTACATTCAACAAGCCCTAACAAAAACCCTAACTGTAGACGCTTACTTACAAGCACCACAAGCCGCAAGCTTCGCAATAGATGCCTACTTACAAGCAACGCAAACAAAGACTTTCAGCATAGACGCAATCATAACTGCCGTCGCAACACACACTAAAACTTTCACGATAGACGCGTTTCTCCAGGCATCTTTAACAAAAACGTTTAGTGTAGATGCAATCGTTGGAGTTGCCGCCCCGCCAAGTGAAGTAAGTATCTGGCTTGAGCCCAAACGTAAACGTCGTTTGCCGTTACCCCGCGACACGCTGGAAGCAATTCAAGAGTATTTAGAGTTGAAAGTGCAACAAAATGTCTGAAACGGCAGATATAATAGGTGTTGTAGAGGCGGTTAAGGCAGTACAGAGAATTAAGCTGGAGCATAGGCATGAGCCTGGACCTACTGCAACTTTCTTTAGTGAACATGACGTTTGGCTTTACGTTGCGGTTATAGACTCAAAAGTTTGTGAGGCTTGCCGAGAAAACGAAAAGTGGAGCGACATACATGGTGGCTTTAAGGGAGATCATTTACGGAGTCATTTCCCTTATCTTGAGATTATAGATGTGAACACAATTGCGGCGAATGTTCATCCAAACTGTCGATGCTACTTAACACGAAAACTAGAACATGAAACACCACAAGTATAGTTTATTACGTGTTTACCTAGCCTATTTAGCGTAAAAAGAGGTGATTGTGTATGCCTAAAGGAGAAAGACGCGAGAAATGTTTAGAAACTGGACGGAAACCTACTCATCCTCGTAAACATAAAAATTGGAAGTGAAATGAAAATGCCATTTGCAAGATGGGAAAACTTTAGAGAATGTGAATTAGAAATGATAGATACGGGACATGATGAAGAGTCAGCTAAGAAAATCTGCGGGGCAATACAGGCAAGAGCCGAGAAAGGACAGCTCTATAAGAGTGTGGATCAGCAGAACTATGATATAATCTGTAAAAGTGACAGTGAACTTGTGATCGGTGGATTTGCCAGTTGGGAACTGGTTGACCCTGAAAACGACCTCGTCACAACCCGGGCACAGACTAGATATTTGCAGAAACTGTTTAAACTGCCTCGGGAATACCGCAACATCATGGTTGGACATAGCAACTACAAAATCGGGGAACCCCTCCTCAAATACGTGAAGGATGGGCATGAATATTTTAGCCACGTCAACGAGAAAGGCCTCTACCTAGTAGCTACAATTAGAAATGACAGTTTCAAGACGACTCAGAAATGGCGCGAAAAAATCTTGAAAGGCGAAATGAGCATGTATAGCATCGCTGGGTTGCCGCTTGAAAGTGAAATTGTTGATGAAGGTGGAACTAAAATCCGTAAAATCTACGATACTGAACCGTGGGAAATCACGATTTGCGAGAAAGGTGTTAATCCCAAAACTAAATTCAAAATATTAGCTAAACAAGAGCCCAAGAGCGATGAAGAAAGAGCTAAAGCACATTTCAACATTACTGACGAAGAGTGGAATAAACTAACTGAAGAACAAAAGAAAACATTGATTGATAAGCTTCCGGCTCGCGGTTCAGCTAGTAAACAGAAGAGCGGTCCAACGCCGGGAATAGAGTATGACGTGGTGAAAATCACGGCGGTTCCGAATCAAATAGTGCTTGTTGAACGAGTTAAGGAAATAAGCAAAGCAGACATCGAGGCTGTTCTTGTTAAACACGGTTTCAACAAGTCAATAAAGAAATCATAGTCATGCTCCCTGCCTCTGAAAAGGCGTGAGAGCAATAAATAAAAATGGAGAAAAAAGAAAATGAGCGAAGAAACACCAACAGAAAAACCGAAAGATGAACATGGATGTATAATCGATGAAGAACTATGGAACGAGGAAACTGGAAAATGCGAGCTAATCACAACCGCTGAAACGGCACCAACTGAAACCCCAGCAATAAAAGCCACAGACGCACCACTGATAGACCGCATAATGAATGTTATGTCAGAAGTGATGAACAAGAAACTCGGCGACTTTGAAAAGAAAATCGACGCTAAAATCGATGTGATATTGAAGGGCAAAGAAGTTGAAATAGAACAAGCCTTGAGAAAAGGCTTTGGACTGGAAAATGACCCAGTAGTGCACATGAGCGACCTCATTGAACACGGCAGAAAACTAGCCTTAGCAAAAGCAGAAACTGACAAGCGTACACCGGGAGCGGAAACACCGGCAGGACCTGAAGGCAACGTGAAGTTGAGTCCTGTAGACCAGATGTTTGCGAAAGCAAAGAAAGGAGAGTTAGCATAATGGTATCCAAAATAGACATAAACTTTGAACAGTATCTCCAAAACTACTACAACCAACCATACGGGCAAGGAAGACTGGCTGACCCACGCGCCAAAACTGATCCATTGTACAAAGGCGCAACCATGACCGGTCTAACCTATGTTAGCGCAACAAGCTGGTTTGATCCAGTGTATAGTGCACAAGTCGCTTTAGACGGCTTAACCCGAAGCACAAGCATCTTCAAACTCTTGCCGAAAACCACGTACCAACAGAAAGGCGACAGCTTACAAGCGATACTTGCAGAAAAAACAGAAGGCATCTACCAGACAGGTGAGTCAGGCTTAATCTTCACCACAGAAACCACAGTGCCAACCATAACAGACTACGACAGCATTATCCCAGCCGTTAATCACACGGAGTGGGAAGACACGATAATGGCGACAGAACTCAGCAAAATCCAACGCAGCCGCGCAGTCATGAACCCCGACCTGCAAAAACAATATGAAACAGGCTTGTTCTGGGATTCAATAGACAGGCAACTCGCAGGAGTCGTCAACGATCCAGACGGCACGCCAAACGGCTTCGGTTGCGACATGCCTGCAACCGACGGCACATACGCACAAATCGAATGCATCGACAGAATCTGCACAGACCAAACAGAACAGGGCGCAACCTATCTTAGCGCAACCACAGACGGAGACATTTACTGGAACAACACTGGACTCGCGGGAACAGCAAGAGCAGATAGAGACTCAGTCGCAACGATGGACGCACAAGTCACGTTGCCAGTTGGCAGCGTAGCCGCAGGAGTAGCATACAACATTCTGGACGAACTAGACGATTTGATGGCAACCGCTAAAGTCTACGCGAAACAACCGTACAATTACATCGGGTTATGCAGTCCTAAAGCGTTGAACAAGATTCAAAATGAGATCGACCCGAAACAACGCTTCCTAGAAGGCCAAGCAGACGTAACACAGACAATAGGCGGAGTAAGCTCAAGACCAGGCGTTGAAGGAGGCAAAGTGTCTGTTTCAAGCCTAACCATTTGCGGAGTCAAAGTGCCAATGTTCGAATCGCCATACCTGATGGGTACAGCAGCAAGCAGTTGGATATGGAAAACTAGCATGCATGATACAGGCGGAGTAGGCAACATTTACCTCTTAAACTTGGATGCTATTGAATTCAGAATGTTAGTGCCACCAACCTATGAAAGCTGGAGAGCCTACTACGACTTGGCAGACGCACCCGCGTTCGGAAACAAACATGTTCTCTACATGATGGGCCAGTTAATCGCTTGGAACTGGCACAGCCACGCAGCGCTGAAGTGCATCGCAACTTAAAAGGGAGAGCTGAAGCCTATGGCACCGGCATTAGCATGGAAAAGACATAACTTCGCAGGCAAGTACAAACAAATCGTCATGAAATACACATACACAACCGGCGACACAACAGTCACCGCAGCAACTGGACTCAAAAACATAGTAGCCTATTCAATCAGTCCAACAAGCGTCACAGCTAAAGCAGTGGACTTTGCAACCGTAGCCGGCGGAACAATCACCATAACCGTGGCGAACCCGCTTGCCGCATGTTACTTGTTCGTAACTGCTTGGGGGCTGTAGCACCGTGGCCGTCGTAACAACATGGAAGAAAATCGATTTCGTAGGCAAATGGAAAGTAGTTCACATGAAAATGACTTATAGCGCAGCAGAGACAACAATCACTTGCAAGACAGGCTTGAAAATCATTGAAGCATTCGATGTAAGCCCAACAAGTATCACAGCCAAACCAGTTGACTACATTGCCGTTTCAGGGGGCACAGTGACAATAACAGTGAACGCCCCAGGCGCCTCGTGCTACCTCTTCCTAACAGCGTATGGCGTTGGTTAAAAAACACCCTTTCTTAGTGAAAACGTAAGCCTCGGAACCAATGTTTTGCGGTATGTCAAGCTGCGATAAGGAGGCTGAAAACCACGCAGCATGACCATGCAAACATTTTCTAGTTATCAAAAACAAAAAAGGAGAAGACAAAATAAATGACTGAACACCCCGACAGTGTTAGAATAGGAGTAAACCGTCTGAATCTAGTTGTGACAGGTGAACATTTAGACCTCGCTGGAACGAGCAATTACTTTGAAACAGACCAAGCCCTGACAACCTTGCCGACTTTATCCATGGCTGTATCCAGTAGCACAGGCGTACAAGTTAAAAAATTCTTGTTAGAAGACGTGCAGTACATGATGAATCCTACAGCAGCGGAAACCTATCAACTATATCTTTTGGAAGATGCAACCGCAGATGATGTGCAGCAAACTACTGACATTGCTTTTTGGAGTCCCGCCGCGCAGGCAGACAGTGTAAACTATCGTTACAATAGCGCAGGCTATCAAGCAGCTACGGGCACAGCGGAAGTTGCACAGTATAAGTTGCCTCGCATAGTTGAGTTAGCAACGGCGAACAAACTCTATTATATGCTTGACTGGTCAGGAGCTCCCGGCAACACACCTGGCTTCATAAAGATTCGCGGAAAACTCTTAAAGTAGGACAGGTGAATCATTCATGGTTGACCGTTCTACAACGTTAAAGAAAATTACCGACGTAAAATACTACGCTAGCGCCTTGTTCGACGTCACCGTAAGCATAGGTGACACCATAACTCTAGGCGAGTTTGACACTACAGTTAACCTGAACAAAGCTGTGATAATGAATAATAGCGACGGCGCAGAAATCACTTGCACCGTACTGTTGAACGTGGTAACAGTGACTGGCGCAGCAACCGATGAAGAATGCACTTTATTCGTTTTCGGCAGGAGAGCCTAGAAAATGGTCGCGGTTACAGCCGACACATTCAAAGACTTGATGAACAAGCCAGACCTAGATTCTGAGGTTGTGGAGAAAATTTTAGATTTGGCAGTTGACTGTTTAAACCTTTACGGTCAGTTAGACATGAGCAATATGGCTGGAACCGCAGGGTCGAAAACGTTGAATCTAACAAGTCAACAGAACGCTGCATTATTGATTGTTGCACGAGCTATTTACTATGGCTTTTATTTAGGCTTGTCTTCCGCTGCAATTGCCAGCCAAAGCGTAACTAACCCGTCTGACCTGATGGCTAATTCGGTTGTGTCTGACTCTTTACGCGAAGCGGCAAGGCTACTCCAGGAACCAGAGTACAGCAGAGCATTTCTAAGGTGAATTCTATTGTGGAGACTGATTCGGGGATTTCATGAATAAACAGTGTTCCTATTCTTTAGAATCCCGTGCAGTCATAGTTTTGAACGAACATAGGGTAATTTGTTTGACCCGTAAATTTCGGAATATCCCGTGTCTTACTGGTTTTGTTATTATTATTACTGGTGATTAGTATGCGATGGGTTGGCGGAACAAAACATAGTCCTGAAAACGATAATCGAATGTCAAACCTGCCCCTATCTAGTTACACGTTACATCAGCTTGGAAGCAAATATTATGCTGAAGCAAACTTTGACGGCGGAGTCGATTATGAGAGTTCCACGTCGCCTTCCACAGTGATAAACAATGCTATCGCCGGATTATCGAGCGGCGTGGTGTTCATTAAGGACGGGGACTGGACTGAAACAGGATACGTTAATATCTATATGAAAAATGGTGTGGATCTAATTGGTGAAAGCAGAGAAGGCACAAAACTAGGAAGCACAACAAACTTTTACATCGTGAGATTCAACAGTGTTTCAAACAGTAGCCTAAAAAATCTCAACATTTTAAATGGCGGCGGCACAAACATCATGACTGCTTATATTTATGGCGCAAGCCCGAGCAACATCGAAATTGACAATGTTCACTTTACGGGTACTGCCACATGGGCAATCAATGGAGTGTCTGCAGAAAACATACGCATCCGAAACTGCCTATGCGACAGCAACACAATAGGTCAATTCTTTTACAACAGTGGAATCTTCGAGAAAACCATAATCGCAGACAATGTAATTACGGATACAACTGTAATGGGTGTTTACAGCCGCGGCTTAAAAGACAGCAGTATCCATGATAACATTCTAACAGATGCAGGCAGCACGAGCGCTGATAACGCTTTCATTACCGTGGCAAATAACAATCCATCATGTAATTACAGTATAAGCAAAAACAGGTTACGGTTCACCACTGACCCCACAGCCACAACTAACGGAATCTTAATTGCTGGAGAATCAAGCGATACAAACTATAATGAAGTCGTAGTAGTTGATGGCAACACATGTTACGTAGAAGCAGGTGTCACCAGTAACGTAAACCAGTTCATTTATACACATGGTTACGACAGTGCCCATCATCAAGTCCGCAATGTAACAATCAAGAACAATATTGTATATGGCGCTGGCACAATTATGGGAGGCATCGTATCCACACTCAGCGACCACATAAATTACACAGGGAATATAATTGACACAGTGGAACAACGCGGCATCCAAATAGATGATGCAGACTATGTTAAACTAGGAGCTAATATAATCAGAAATTACGACCAAGCCGCAGGCGGATACGCAGCAATCGATCTTACAAACTCACCAGTTAACGTCGTCGGTGACGGTGCAGTGCAGAGCTATACACCCGCCGACTTGAGCGGTGCCGCAGACACCCATTACTTGATGAGTCCCGAACAGAATGTATGTTTGCTTAATGCGTACCTCAAATATACAGAAGCTTCAAGCGCCGACGCGGGAATCACTTTAATATTGGGAAAAGAAAGCGACGACGACTACTATTACACTGGCACTTCTGAAACGGATAAGGCTCAATGGTACACGAAAACGTTGACTTTACTCAAGCGAGACCTTGCTGCGGGAGACACATTAATCTTTAACAGCGCAGGAGGCAAAGCAAATGCAGGCGAAGTCATCTGTGTAGTAGACTACGCGTTTATAGATTAAAGGAGATACAATATGGACCCTGCTATTTGTGGATACTGCCGATGTGACTATTGCAGATGTGGCGTTTACCGTGACGATTGGGATCAACTGTTAAAAACATTCAAGAATGTGCCAGCGCAAACTAAGGGAGGCGTAGACCCTTTCATTGTTGGTCATTTTCGTGTTGGACACTTTCGTGTGGGAGTAACTATTCCATTCTTTGATGAGATGTTAGAACAATTTAAAAAGGCGGTTTAAATTGGGAAGTCATAAAACATTTATAGATGGCGAAACGCCAACAACTGAAGAGTTTAATTATCTTTTAGATCATCGTGTCTACGCAACAAAGGCTGAGTTGGACACTGCGGCTGCAGGTTGGGGCAGCGCTGAAGTCAAGCGAATGTGTTGGGTTACAGAGGAAAACCGTTTTTACTATTGGGATGGAAGCGTGCTTGTTAAGTTTCCCAGCACAGGCGGCGCTGGAGCTCCAGTTGACGCGACTTACGTGACGACAGGTGCGGAGCCTGGGCTTAACAATGAAGCGTTACATAAGGACCTTGTAGGCGTGAACCTTCACGTTCCAAAAGTTCATAGTGTTAGTCATGGAAACGCTGGGTCAGACCAGATTAGTGTGGAAGGATTAACTGGACTGTTGGCGGATGAGCAGAACGCTGGCAAAATCAAAAGCAAAACCATTGATGCTTTAGTTGGTAATCGGTTTCTGTATTATGATGGCGTTACTATGACGTGGGCTTCATTGCCTGGCGGCGGCGACATGACTAAAGCCGTTTACGACACTAATGATGATGGTGTGGTTGAGGACAGCGACAAACTTGAAGCCAGCACTAAAGCGCAAGTGCAAGATCACACGCCTAAAGTTCACAAGGACAGCCACAAAACAGGCGGAAGCGACGCGTTGCTTGTCACTGACGCGCTAGATGCTTTAGCACGTGTTGAAGTTAAAGAAGGCGGAGTCAGCAAAGGCAAACGCAGAGCCATAAATTTGATTGCGGGTGCTGGCATCGCATATAATATTACTGATGATGCTGGGAACGAAGAGGTTGACGTGAATATTAGCGTGTCAGGCGGCGGCACCTACAAACTCCGTCCTAAAGTCACAGTCTATAAAGTTGGAAGCTACTATTACGCAATGGATGAAGACGGAGTTCTCGTTGACAGCGGCACGGACGCGACTACCGTTATTAAAAGTGCGATTGGTGACTTGACGGGTGGTCGGACTTGGCGAGAAACTGTCGCGTTAAAAGGAAGTTTCACGCTGACTGAGGATGGTTCAACTGGTTACTGCATTAACGAGCCCACATACACGATTCTCGATTTAAACCAGGCAATTTTGACTTTAGATGATAACCAAGACTGCGACATGATCCAAATTACAGGTGGCGCAGGTAGCAGTCCGAGGGAACACTCAGAAATTTGGGGCGGCAGACTTGAAGGGAATAAAGGAAACCAAACAAGCGGACACGGTATCGTTATCTCCAAAGGGTCAGCCTCGTTAATCAGAGACACGGTTATTTACAACTGCGACGATGATGGCTTAAATTATAATGGCACTGATTGGGGTGAATGGGCAGGATTACACAGAGCAGTAAACGTGAGAATTTATAGTTGCGACAGATACGGTGTCTACTGCAACTATCATAACGACAACTACTTTGATCATTGTGTTGCACAGAGCAACGGCAGCGACAATGTTTATCTCTACGGTATACATCGACTCTTTTATTTCCACAGTATCTATGCAGGACGATACAGTTTTCATTTACCTTCTGGATGTGATGGAACCCGATTAATAGAATGTGATGCGGATACGCCGACAAGCCATAACATTTACATTGGTGGAGACCGAAACGCAATCGTTGGCGGTTACATTCATAATAGTGCTGGTAATGACGGCGTTCGCTTTTTGAGTGGCGCAGAAAACAACAATGTCTACAACACGCATATTTCAACCCATGAGTATGCAGTGAATGAGTTAGCTGGTGCAGATTGGAATCATGTTCACGGAAACTTTAGCAGGAGCATAACTCAGGCTGTAGCTTTCACCACGACGGGTGGAAATAGCGTGTTCACTGATAATGTGGATAGATAAGCCATGACTTTAAGTTTTGATGTTACCCGCCACAAACTTGTGTTAGGTCCAGACCGGAACGGCACGACGGGCTGGTATGATGTTAGCTACACCGAAAGCACGATTGAAGCGATTATTCAAGATCGCGGCGCAACTACTCGTTACTTACCCGCAGGCGTTCATGTGTCACTAGATGGTTTAATGATGACGGCTGATCCTGTGGTTGAAGGCGACCAGATTGAGCATTCTGCAACTCGTTTTTACGAAGTTAAAACCGTTAAGGAAGTTAATTGGCTGGATAGTTTTGTGCGGCGCGACTGCGACTTAACGTTGTTGCCGGCGCATGATTTAAGTTATGATGTGACTGCGCCCTCAGCGGCAGATTTGATTGCAGACCCAAACTTGTATTGGGATGCTCGCTTGCACACGCGGGCTTACTGGATAAAATATTTAGATGATGATAACTTGCAAAATTTCAGTTGGATAACCTGTTACAGCGATCCGCCTTACCCGTTAATCCGTGTTTTCAAAGACAAGTTTATCGACTTAATTTTCACTGTAAGTCAAGCAACCACTATACCTTTAATGGGCACGGAACCTGAACCTTACGGTTACGAAGAACATGTGCCCACTCATGTAGTCACGTTAGACACGAAACTAATAGATTTATGTGAATTAGAGTTAAGACGCATTATAAAGGACTATCCAGAAGGCAGCCGTCGAACGTTAGACCGTCGCACCAGCACAGTCATTCAAGTCGGCAGCACGCCGATTTATGATACTGAATTCATTTTGAATTATCGGAGGTTAACAGCGTGACTGGCATAGGTTATGGGCATGGTAAACTGGAGCAGTGCCAAACAGCTTACACAAGTAAAGTTGACAGCGGCGACCCGTTAACCGCGCCGACCTGCACGGTTCAGAAGGGCGGTTACTTCCGGATTCAAGGAACAACAGACAATGTGGCGGCAGTGGAAGGCGTTTATTATTACAGTGCAGACTTAACCAGTGAAGCAGTGTCAACCGTAACACATGATAAATGGCGGTTACGTTACAGAACCAGTGTGGATACTGGCGGGTTAGGCGCCCGAGTAGTTCTTGAGTTTACGGATGCCTCGACAGAAACAATTTTCGGCGCTACCTTACAGTATAGTGAAACTTGGAAAACAGTTTCAGGCACCATCACGGCAGACAAAACTTTAAAGTATATTCGTTTTTACGCTTACGAAGAATCCGCAGTCAACACTAACGGCACTTACTATGTGGATTATGATTTCTTGCTGCTGCATACGGGCACGTTCACGTTTCCCGTTACAATAAGATCACAGCTTACGCTTCCGACACGCTACGTTGATAAAGTAATCCCAAAACGCGTAGGCGGCATCACAGACGAGTTAGGTTCAGAACTTGCAAAAATTCATTTAGAAGGGGAAATGGAATTAGGCTCTGGATGGGGTTCGCCTGCTGGACAGTTTATGATGTGGATTAGCCACGAGTCGCATAGTGAATCGTGGCAATGGTTCAGTAGCACACGCGCAAACTTCAAAGTAACAACCCGCGACTTAGTTTTCACTGAGGCTGAGGGCAAAGTCAGTTTTGTATGGGATTTGGTAGAGTATCGTGAGACTGACGCGGCTGATGAAACTTACCTTGAACGGTTCGGACTAGGATGATGGAAATAGATGACGCTATCAAATACACTTTCACATGGTACACTTATTGGGATAATAAGGTGTGTCAGAAATGCCGCAACCTAGACGGTAAGACTTGGCACGATCAAGATTTATTCGCGTCTCAACTAATGGATGAAGTATTAGGGCCAGTTTGGGATTTAGACGCAGATCAGACTTTAGCGCATCCAAATTGTAGGTGTCACATTGAAGTTGTGGCGCATGTAGATTTAGGTGCAATTAAAATCTACGGAGTATTCATGGAGGCTGCTAAACCGTTTGTCAAGTAACGTTCGTGAAATGCGAGATCAAGTGGCAGCGTTAAAAGTAGAGATGGCTTCTCTCACTAAAGAGGTTACGGTTGCTAGAAGCTTGTTGATGGACGTAACAGGTTTAATGGCGTTAGCAGGCATAAAAGACGCGAGAGAAATCCGGAGATATATTATTCTTTTGTATCAGTTGAAAGCAGCTTATGACGCGGTGCAACTAGCCCGTATGGCAGCAGGCGATCCTTTGGCTTGGATTAGCGCAGGCATCACAGTCACAACGGCAGCCGTGCACACGGTTGACTTAGCGGGGTGCTACGGTTAAATGGTTGTCTGGAGCAGTAACCCTGACTTTAAAATTGAAGTAGGCGCTACTGAACTTAGCACAGAAACATTAAGCGTTGAAGTTTTAAGAATAGAAAACGCTGTCGCCGTCGCCAAAGTTTTGTTAAACAATAAAAAATCAGTAAACTACATAGATAATATTGACTTGTTCGGCAACTTAAAAGTGAGTTTCCGGCGTGGTTCAGCCGCGTGGACAGAAGCGTTTGACGGCATAGTGGAAGAAGTAGGTCCTAAAATGGATCGGAACACTGGCTATTTAGTTGGTGCTGTAGCTTACGGTCAAGGACGAGCGTTGCGGAACACGTTTTGTAATGCGACTTACGGAACGGAAAGCCAAAACCCAACCATTGACACGCCGGGGGAAATATGGACTGACATTGTAGATAATTATGTGGAAAAATCGTTTGGAGGCGCAGCTACAGGCTATACACTCACATTAGCATATAACAATGAAACTTTGCCTACTGTTCCTTTCATGTTTAATCCTTACTTGTGCAATTTTGATTTAATCAATCAAGTGATACAGTTAATCCAAGCGTACCGTGACGGCAGCAGTGGGCATCATTGGATAGTTGGAACAGACGGGCAGTTGCGAATTAAACGTATTGGCACAGATATTGCCGGGTGGTCTAGCTGGTGGAACACAGATCAAGCCGGCAGCACTTTAGTTGAGGGTGAAGACTTCATAAGTTACGGGTTCAGTAAACGGGCTAAAGCGAAACAGTTTGCTAATAGAATCATTTTAACTACTGACTTGCGGAAGCCAGGTTATGATTACTGGACCGAACTAGCCACTGCAGCGTTAAATACAGCATGGGATAAAACAAACGCAACGTTAACAGGTGACAATACCGAAGCTATTGTGGGTACGTATAGTTTGTTAGCGGAACCTACAGTGGATGATGGAAGCAACGCTTTATTCTGGTATCCCAGCGCTAAAACTGCGGCTTGGGATTTCACGAAGGTAGGAAGTAAAGATCATCCGCCGACGATAGAGTTTCAGTATCGTGTAAGCCGAGATTTAGGAGGCACGGGCGGACCATATCTTTCGTTATACACTAGCGCTGGCAATTATTACTGGTTGAACCTTTACGGCATCACCGGCAGCACTGTAGACACATGGGTTCACTGTGAAATACCTATAGGAACGTATGCGGAGAGAACCGCGAAAAATGATTTTTACGATTGGCTTGAGCAAGGAGCGCCAGATTGGAATGATATTAATTGGATTCAAATTTTATGGGCTAGCAACCATTTAGACACGGACTTACGATTGGACGACTTACATTTCAACGGTAAAATCATAAGAGAAGCATATAACAGCACAAGCATCACAGCGTATGATGAAGTGCAAAAAATCATGCGGATGAACATTGCCGTTGAAGACTCTATGAAACAAGCTGACGATTCCGGCATGGCGGCGCGGTTGGCTTATGCTGAGTTGTTGACGGCTCAGAAAATAGCGAACACGGGCACATTAGAAACTCCGGGTATTGTAGATATTTTACCTGGTCAAATCATTCATGGACACGCTGAACAAAAAAGCGACGGAACCTTTCGGATTGATAGTGACTTGCGGATTAAACAGACTAGTCAAATGTTTAGGGAAAACGGTTTCAGAACAACCTTGCAAGTTACTGACGACTTGATTAATAGTTTTGCGAAGACGCCTGTTGAGTTGGCGAGTGTGGTTTATCAGATGGCGTTTATTGATCCGGAAGCTAAATCGTTACGGGCTACTGGTGTTGATCCTTTAGTGACGCGGTTGAGTATTGATTATCCGAGTTAAACGATACATCTTGTTCTGTAAGTTCCAACAATATTATTAAACCGCCAACCATGAACAAGATGAAACCGACAATTAACAGAGGAAGCGCAAACATGGTTGAGCCGAGATTAACGTAGGCAATAAACATTAGAAACAAACTAACAAGTACCAAACCAAAAGGCAACATTAAACTTGAACTATCCATCACTCCTCAATAGACTAGAAGCGTTCCCTTATATTTTTATTTTTTGTTTTACTCTGTTCATATATCCATTTTCACCTCCGCACGTTTCGGTTTGTATCTTGGACATGACATTTGCATGTGAATTTCTTTTAGTTTAAGTGTGGTTTCGTAGGCTTCACAGTAGCGACTGTCACGATTTAGAAAGCGACAATATACGCAGCGAACCATTAGACAAGTGCCTCTTTTATCTGTTTAAACACGCGTTCCACCTCAGTTTCGCTATAACGTGGATAAGAAATCGATAACGGTTTAACACCTTTCCGTTGCTGCAATAAGTCTCGAAGCTCTTCGTCACGCAACTGCCTATTCCGATGCACTTTTTCGCCGTCCAAATACAAGCCGATGCGCTGTTCTCCTTTTGTTAAAGTAAAATCAGGAGTAGTCTGAACTAGGCAATACGGTTTTAGCCATTCAACCCGCCACCCAGCCTCACGTAGGTCCTTGTCAGTTTTAATTTTTTTAAGAATTGAAAGTTCCATCTGACTGATTTGCGGGTGCATCCGAGCCCTACGATGTTCCCAAGAATCTTTAAACACACTCATATAAACAAGGACTCCCAACATTCCTCATGGTAATACTTCATTGTGAATTTGCCTCGGCTGCTGCATCGTTTACGCACTATCCGTTGTTTTGGAAGAATAGGTTTGCCGCAACGTCGACAGGTCAAGTCGAATCCTCTAGTGGTTAACCGTTGATGCTCCCGTTTCTGCAGGGTTGAGTGAGCTTCACTCTGCGTCATTTCACCGTCTCCCTTTTGTTCCGGCCGCCATTCCGCAATCCTAACAAGCGAGCACAACATTTTCTGCATAGACGACTCTTCGCTACACTTGTGATTTTTGTTCCGCACACGCGACAGTGATACCCGTTTTGCGGCGGCTGATAAACTTCCACCTCTGTCATTTTACTTTTTCCTCTTTCACTTTTTTAGTGTAAATCATTCCACATTTTGAACAGCGAAGTATTCTGTAAGGATAGACTATCCAGTCTTTCATTGAGTCATCTGCTAATCCTACTAGCAATCCATGCCAATCACTTAATTTTCCTCCACAGACTCTACATTTTTCACTTGGCGTCATTTTATTGTCGTCTCCAACAACTCTCTTTTCCCTGGCTAACTCGCGCAAAACCATTTTGCCTCAGGAGTTTATTAACCGTGTTCCACTCGCTTTTGTCAGTGAGGTATTCTCGCTGTCGCACTTCATCCTCGCTCACAACTTCTAGGCGATCGCGTAAGCTCACGTCTAAATCTTTAAGAATCTCCTGGATTGGTAACGGTTTGGTGTTTTCCGTTTGTTTTTGATAGACTATGTTTTCTAAAGCTGCTACTTGACTCTGCAACTTGGCGATGTCCGCTTTTTGTCGAGCAAACTCAACATACAAATCCTCATTACTCATTTCTCAATCACCTCCTTTTTTTTTAAACTATCATAGATAGACAGATATTGAGCAGAAGCGATATTATTCCAAGGGATAAACATCGCCGCGCCTTTACATTGTTTCGCTTTCGGAGTTGTGTGTAAGCTAGGATTCCACCGACTATACTAAATAGAAAAGCTATGAGAAACCACCAGTTTGAAACACTTTCTCCTTCAGGAAGCACGTCAGGAACAATCATTTATTTTTTCGCTCCTTGAAAGTTCTAGTGTGTGTGCGTGTGTTGTTCTCTACTTTACTCACTGTCTTATTTCTTACTATTCTATTCTTTCTTTCAGACTCTAACCTACTTTTCACCATCGAAACATCACTCCTTATTTTTAGTGACTAGGACCTAGCTTCTGGTAATGTTAATTGTTTCATTGGCCGCCCGAAAACCTCTTTCATTTCCATATCAGTCTTCAATAAGTTAATGTAATACACGTTTTTAGTGACTGGATGAGGCGTTAACAATTTCCATTGCACACACACGCGCACGTATTTCTCGATTGTCCGTTCATCTGCTCCAATATACATAGCGATTAATTTACCGACGTCTTCATGGTTGATTTGGCGTAGGTAGCCGTGTTTAACCATTTTTTCTATTAAGAGCAAACAAGTTTTATACGCTTGACTAACCATTTATTTTTTCGCCCCCCCTACTGCTATACCAACACCAAATTACAAATCCAGTCATAAAAATGGCCATTGCAACCGTGCCAACGAAAAATATTTCTAATCCTACATTATTTTCTGGATGAAATACCCCCATTATATTCATGTTTTTTTCTCCTTAGCAGTCAATTTTTTAGCCATGATTTTCAACCTCCCCTTCGTAAGAACCGTCCGGGTAAATGTGAATTTTAAAACCAATTTCTACCCAATTACGGAAACGTGTTATAGTAGTCGCCAACCATTCGGAATGTATCGGCTTTTTTGTAGTCATGGCTTGCTTTTCACCATCCTATTGAATTGAAGTAAGCCTCTTCGTAATCTTCGGGTTCAACGATTTCTTTAATTAAATCCATCTTGGTTTTGGTTTTTAGAAGTGTTTTCTTATTCGGTCTTTTCCATTTTTCACTCATTTTCTATATCCACACCTATCACAAACATATCCGTACCAAGCGAAACCTAGTTTGATTTTACGCATTGGGATTTTACAAAAAGGGCATTCACTCATTTTCTTTTTTCTCCCGCAATCCGTATAATCCGGAGCAACAACCGAAACTGACAAACTAAGCAGTTGGCTCGGTAATAGCATTGTTTTCGGTTTCGGCCGTGATAGATTGCGTGTAATTCACGGTTTAAAAATGCAAAACCCATTTTCACCATCTACTCCGGATATTTGTCGCCGTGCGGTGGAATCTTGAATTTCATGCGGATTCGACAGTCTACAGCGCAGCCTAACTTGTGGTTGGGGCACTCGAAAAGGCAGTAGTGCAAGGCGTCCTTACTGTTTTTTAACACTCTAGTTTTCGAGATTATCAACTTCAATTTTTCGCCTTCTCTATTCTTTTACAGAATTTTTCAAGAGATTTCATGTTCTCATCGAAATATGGATTTTTTTTAAGTTCTTTAATTATGTCATCCGCAGTCATTTTTTCACCTCATAAATTAACCGTGAATTCTGAGCGTAATCAAGCTGATCTACAAACATGGTGTAAACCGAATAGAACGGTGTGCTGATGAGTACGCGTTTGTCTAGGCGAACCACAAAACGGGCAATCATCATTAAGCCTCCTGAAATAGCTTCGCGTTAGGACGATAGACTCCTGACGTTACCGCGACGATTTTAGCACCAAATTTTAAACTGGCTGCGTTGTTTACACGTCTGTCCCAAGTGCGTTTGCCTCGGTATGGATAATTCCATTCGCGGTCGGCTCGTTTCTGCCTTACTTTTTGTTGGCATCTACGATAAATTTCTAGTAGGTTACACGAGAACGTGTGTAATGGTAGTTTTGATTCGTTAAACAAGCCCATGACGGATTCGTTGATTAAGTTTATCATTGCTTTTTCTTCGTCTTTTGAAACTGGAACTTGTTGGGGTTGCCAGCCTGGTATCTTAACTGTTTTAGTACTCAATTTTTCCTTTCTCCTTCAACTCGGCTAATTTGACTTTAGCTTTCTGTTTTTGGACTGCTTTCTTACAAGCTGTGCAGTTATCGGAACTATCATCATTTCCTGGCTCTAGTTCTCCGAAAAACAACCATTTTCCGCAAAGAGAACGGCTATCTATGAAGTAGTGTGCTTTTCTTGCGTTGCTTGGAAATCCCCACCCTTCTTTTTCACTCATTGGGTTTTCACCTTGTTCAGCCTGTAGCAATGTTGGCATTCCACAAGCTTCACATCGCCATTCTGCACTAGGACTTTGGGATCACGCATTCGCCAACCGCAACTGCCACAAATCAACTGACCGTCCGTTTTGTCCTGGTAAGCCTTGTAGAGGTCACTCATTCTAGGTGTGCTCTCCCCAACAGCTCTTTCAACTTTAAAATTTGTTCACGGTACGTTTCAGGTTTATACTTGAAACTGCCAACTTCTTCTGCGCTCCACAAGTCGCTGCGTTTAACGATGATGGTGGCTTTCTCCGTCACTTTCTAAGCCTCCTTCAATTCTCGGTTCATCCTTTGGATGACGGCTTGCCGTATGAACTCTGAACGGTTTAGAAACATTTTTTCGCAGAGATCGTCAAGCTGTTTCAGTAATGTTTTGTCGAAGTTGATGCCGACAAGTTTGTTTTTTCCCATTATTTCGTCTCCTTGCCGAAGAGTCTTTTAAGCGCGTCTAACGCTTCACAATCATACGGATAATTTTCACAGTAATTAGAGAATGGGCAGTCGTCGCAAATCTCATTGTTTACTACACGCACTCGGAGTTTTTCGCGCTCGTGGCTGTTCATGGTCGCGCCTCCATCTGTGCTATTGGATAACCGCATTGTGGGCACCTGTCGGGGCTTAAGCGTAGTAGCCATCTACACTGGCAATATGAACATTTCAAATTATCACTTCCTTTTTTTGTTTGTAAAATCGACAACCACTACAAGCTTCGCAACTACTCATTTCCAGTTTGAATTTGCATGTGGGCTCGTGAGTGCATTTGCTGCAATACTCTTCGTAAAAACTAGAGGGTGCAATCTCTTTTTTGCCGTGTTCAAATTCCGACCTTACATAGGGATTTTGCAGTCGGTCATAATCACGTTTAATATCCTCAGGAAAGACGAAACGCGCTACATAAAAGGTGGTTGTGGCTAAGTTCGTATGCCTTAACATTCTACGTACAGTCTCAATGCTGGCTGGTTCCGGACGGTTTCCTTGTTCGTCTGGTTTAGGATACATCAGGCTTGCCACAAAATAATGTCTGAGAAGACGAGGGCTGACACCTTTAACGCCTGCTGCTAAACCGATGCCGTGAATTAAATACCAGACTGCTACTCTGCTTAGGGGTTTATGTTGCAACCGAATTTTCCAATTATCTTCACGAGTGAAAACAGGACCTTCCGTTCGGTCGACAATTAAGTCTTTAATGAATTGCAACGTCAAAACGTCTGTGGGCACTGGAGAGAACTTTTTCTTTTTGCTGTCTAAAACTTGCAATTCACCCAGCTCAAAATCGATGTCTTCAATGTTTAATGTGCAAATTTCACCAGTGCGTAAACCGCTTTTCATGGGTACACGAATTAACAAGAAATCGCGTAGTTTACGGTGTACACGCGCATAATCGTGAACGTGCTCGACATCGGAGCGTCTAATAACGATGGCTTCTCCCTTGCCATGCCACTCTCCCCTCCCACCACCATTAGTCATAGTGATGCCCTTTCTGGAGAGAAAATAAGTCTTAACGCGGATCGACCACTTAACACTTGCGCAAATCTTTACTGTGCGGGTTTGGGAGGGAGATCGGTTTAAGTGTTCTTGGCGCATTACTTCTTCCTTCCTTTTCCTCGTCTTCCCCTACCTTTTTTAGAAATCGCGTATTTGTCGCCGTGATAAAGAACTAAGCCGTGAATATGTAGCCAAGCTAAAGTTTCTAGGATTCGCTGTTGGGTCGCGCCCCAATCTGCTAACTCATCATATAATTCGTCAACTGTTTTTTCTCTTTCAAGCAAATGGTCAAGAATCATGCAATGAGAAACTTCTAATCGTGGATACGGCTCTGCGGAGTTAGAATGTTTTTGGTTCATTATGAAGAAGCCTCCAAAATCTCCGTAATGAAATCATACACAGCAACGCTTTTCGTGTTTGTTGGATAAACTCGCATTTGCCTTAGTTCTTTCTCGAAACCCTCAATCCATTTTAGAACACAGCTTAATTCATTTGCAGTGTCAATACACTTTTTGAGTTGTTCTAACGAGTACTTCATTAGATAGCCTCCAAAATTCCGTTAACGCGTACGGCTCCGTGCGGTGTGTTCCAGAACAAAACGCGTCGCCATTTCGCCCGTTTAGCATATTCTCGTGCGTGTTGCTCACAAAAATGATTGCCACTGTGATGATGAGTTGCTAGTTTTCCGCATTTTTGGCATCTTACAGCTTCATGTGTAATGTTAAGCTTTGTCATTATGAAGAAGCCTCCTCCTTCCACTTTAGCGCAAGTTTGACGTATTCATCGGCTAATCTAGCAGCCTCTTCGTCAGTCAACAAAAGTAAGTCTTGAAAATACTTTTTCGCTGTAGCCCTGCTCATGATTAGTGGTTCATGTGTAATGTTAAGGGTTGTATAGCGTTTGTATGTTGTGGTTAAGTCGGACATGGTTGTCAATTTACTAAGGGTACGTATGCCCTATATATATTTTATGTATTAAAGATATATGTTGTCTTAACACTCTCGAAAACCTTAAAAGGGCAACTCACCATAGAAACCCATGAGTTTAGTCAACTCTTACTCTATCCACTGAGTTACGCTCCACTCTAAATGGACGCGGCTTAGAAAATGGCATCAAAAAGAGGAAAACGATCTCCAGAATCCCTAGCAAAACGATTTATTTTAGACACTAGCTTCCACGACAGAAACAACGCGGAAACCGTCACCTTGGTTGACGACGTAATGGTTGTGGCTTATGTGAATAGTGTGTATCCTGATCAGCCGCCGCCAACGATTGATGTTGTGAGAGGGGAAGTTATTATTGACAGTCGTGGGGAGGGTTCATTCCAAAAATGAGGCAAAAAACACCAATAGAAAAATGGGAACTTGACTTTCACATTGAAGTTGATTGTTATCCGTTGAATCTTAATAGGCTGAAAAAGTGAGTGAATGGAGGTGAATTATGTATGAGAAAATTCTGGATTTTCATGGCTATCCTATTCGCTGTAGTGTTCATAATTGCGTTGGCTTGTGCTGTGTCGCCGGATTGGTTTAGACCGTTGTTTGTCAGCGGAGCCATTTCCGCATTCGGTACAGTCGCTATAACCATTAACGACACGTGGACCGGTATTGCCGCGAATCCAGTTTATCAACAATGGCACATGCTCATCTGGTTCATAGGCGGAATCATAGGCACAATAATATTCACGAAAGTGTTGTGGCCTAGACGACCACGCTGGAAAGCAGCCCCGTCAATACCTGTAATTCATCAACATCGGATAGAAACAGATTTGCCGCATTCAGTTAGTGAGCCTGTTCCTGAAACCGTAGCTAAAACTAAGCCTAAAGAAGAAGTTAAAGCTGAAGAGGCTGTAGCGACATGAGCATCTTCAAGAAAGTTGTAGATCGTTTCCAACCGAAAGCGCAGCCTATCATGCCTACACAATTGTACGCGTATAAAACACGGTTCGCCATGCTAGGTCCTGTAGGCGCCGGAAAAACAACAGTGTCTGCCTTAACTGTTTTAGCGGCTCAAGTGTCAAGCAGTGAAATCTTACATTTTCGCTGTCGCGTATTAGAAGGCACAAGCAGCGTCCTAGAAGCGGTTAGCAGTTTAAGACAGGGACATTTTCCAGCGAAAACACCCGCGCACGCACGACATGCAGCTGAGTCCGGTTTGTTGTTGCGTCATAAAGGGTTTTGGGGCGAAAAAAAGATTCAAGTACCCATCGTAGACATCGCCGGTGAAGACATAGAATTAATGATTCAGCATTACCGCACAGGCTCGACCCCTATTGGACGCGCAGCCTATTCATTAGCGAAAAGTCTCATCAGCTACGTTAAACAAAGCGACGGCTACATCCTGTGTGTTGATGCAAGCAAAGCATTAGGCGTTAAAGGGTACAATCAACCATCCAGCACGGTGCAGGTGGACCCGGATAACGATTTACACCGGATACTGTCAGAAATTTTCATACATAAAGAACGCAGCCGAGGCAACACGATTAAAGGCATCGCCGTCGTTATTACAAAATGGGATACGATTGAGCCTTACGCGAGCAACTGGGGCATGGACATTTACGATGAATCAGGCGAAGGCTTAAAAGAATTCATGGACGTGTGCTTCCCCAACACAAGCATGATTTTAAAGGATTATGGTTTTGGTTTTGGCGCGAACATTAAAGTGTTTCCAAGCTACATCGCAGTGGAACGGGATAGCACAGGTGAAGTGAAGCGGTGGCCGGATGAGAAAGAAAAGATCGTTGTTAAGAACAGGCGTATGCCATCGTGTGACTTACAGAGCTACATGAATTTGATTCAGTATTTACTGAGTTTTGCAACGTAGAGGTAATGAGAAGTGAAGGGATTGTTGGAAAAACAAGTAAAGGCAGAGTTAGCTTGGGTTGCGAATGCTGGTCAGCAGTCGCTAGGTTCAATTCGTACCGCAAAAGTAAATCTTTTACAAACTATTAATGACGCAAGAAAAGACTTCTTAAAATACAGAGAACTTCCGACAGGTAGAACTCCAGAAGATTGGAGTGACACTTTAAGGGATTTTGTGTTTAGATGGTTTGACAAGTGGTTCGGTGACGAAAACTTTTGGAAGTCTCCCAGTGATCTCTTGTGAGCATTTCGTTTATAGTTTAGCCACTGGCTTAATCGCCAGCGCAAACGTGGAAAAACTGTTAACCCCGTTAGAACTAGATTTTCTATGTCATATTGGCGACCGAGCAAAAACAGAACAGTGTTTCCGCACAAGCATAAACCCTCATATTATAGCAGTCACTTATGTTGAACCTATCCGGGACGATTTTAACCGTAAAGACGTGTGGAACCACACTATCCTGATTAAATATAAAGATTATTTTGAGGATCGAGAAAAAAATCCTGTTGAACTTGTTGCAGCCCAGTTTGTCCGGTCTAGTGTTGGGTCGCTTGAAAAGTTGGAGCCACTGAAAATATGAGCCCGAGATACCCTAGCACTTATGAAATTCCCGTGATGCGACTGCTCAAGTACATGTTTATCATTTGGCTCTTCGGCATAGCCGTCGGCATAGGTATGGCGGTAGTCGCGTATAAGACAACGTGGTGGCAGCAGCTCGGCACATCCACCATACAGTTTCACTTGGCACATCCGTGGTTCTTCTTGATTTACGGCGGATTCGGCTTAGTTTCACTCATTTATATGACAAGGAGAAAAACAGAATGAGAAATCCTCTTTTAGTGTTTTTATCTTCAATCGATCATAAATTTGGTTTAAGCAAACTTTACACGAAAATGGGTATCTATCGTCTAATGTTACCTCATGTTTTCGAGTATTATTGCGTTTTCTGTCGTGGTATCTGTAATTGTTGGTGGGAAGATTATTGGAGAAGTGATGAATAATGAATAAGTCAACTTTAATTCTCGTAGCACTCTCCGGTCTAGCAGGCTTTAGCTTAGTATGGATGTGGCTTACAGGCTTCAACCCCGTAACCGCAATAACACAGTTCATCAGCAACCCCGCAGCCGCTATATCTGAATTAGTAAGCTTGTTTACTCAACGGTTGGATGTTGTAGCGCCTGTTGTGGCTGTCATATCTGGAGCTGTCGCATTGGGCAGTCATCTAATCAAACAAGTGAAATCTACAGCTAAAGAGGGTCAAGACATTTTGAAGGGTCAAATGTTAGAGATGGATCAGGCTAAAGCAAACATAGAAGCAGAATTAATTGTTAATAAAGAGGTTGTGGCGCGACAAACAACGAAAATAACAACGTTAGAATCTGAGAAAACCAAGGATGCCAAAACAATCAGAGATCAAGCCCTCACGATTCAACGGTTACAAAACGACCTTAGTTATGGCACTAAAGCCGAGAAGGATTGGGTTAAACAGGAAATTCAGGAAGCAACACGAGTGAAATAGGGAGGTGAAACAAAAACGAATAAACTAAGCCTTGTTTTCGTGTGTCTTATAGCCTTCGTTATATGCGGAGCATTAGCCATTGTAGCAGTCGAGTATTACTATCCTAATGTTGGAACAATCGGCACTTTAGAGGTTTACATAGACGACATTGAATATTTTGAGGGTAACTCTGTGAACTGGAGTGTGTGTCAACCGGGTTATATGTACTGGAAAAACATGACCGTTGCTAACATAGGCGATACAACTCTGAACATTTCTATCTTACCTGACCATTTACCGTTTGATTGGGTTCTTACTTGGGACGCTAATAATGTAGAGTTAGGACCTAATGAATTTGTGATGGGTTGGCTTAACCTCACAATTCCAATAGATGCTATAGAATGGGGTGAATGGGGCTTCTACTTAATAGGTGAATGAACGTGTTTGTGGTGCGCATTCGTCAAGGCTAAATAAAGAAACGCCCTCAAAACAACGCTATTATTAAAGGGTGTCGCCGTAGCCGTCACTCCTATGGTTGTCAATCTTCTTTCTCAAGGTATACGACGGCGCAAAGCTACAAACACAATGATTGATTTTATCGTTACGATGATTTGGCAGTGTCCCCGTTGCGGGGCTGTTAATTGCGGATTAAATCGGCACTGTAGAATATGCGGAGACTCTTCGGAAAAACGTAAAGGGTAGATTTTTGGAGAAGTTGTTTTGCAAAAAGCTTTACAAATTACAGTTAATCCTACATATCAAGAGCTGTTACCAAGTATTTCAAAGGAAGAATATGAAGCTTTAAAACAATCCATTGAAACCGAAGGACAGCATTTCCCTATAACAGTAAACCCACAAAACCAAATTCTTGACGGTCACAACCGCTACAGAATTTGTCTGGAACTTGGATTAGAGCCCAAGTGTGAACTGAAAAGTTTTCGTAATGGGCTCTTGGAAAAGAAGTTTGTTATAGAAGCTAACTTGCGAAGGAGGCACCTCAACAAGTTTCAGAAAGCAGAGCTGGGTTTTCCTCTTTTGGATATTGAGACAGAACTAGCAAGAGAAAGAATACTGAATGGAACCCTAGTGCCATTTGACGCTAGGGGTAAGTCAAGTGACAAAGTAGCCAAAACAATCGGGCTTTCGACACGCACCTTTGAGAGAGCTAAGGTAATTATTGAGAAGGGTTCGCAAGAACTGAAGGAAAAAGTTCGCAAGGGTAAAGTTAGCATATCCTATGCTTACCAAGTGATTAACACGGCGGAGAAACACGAAAATCCACCTCCACTTCCAACCGGTCAATTCGACGTATTATATGCCGATCCACCTTGGAAATACAAATATGTCGCACTCGACGGTAACGCTGAAACACAATACGCTACGATGCAATTGGAAGATATTTGTAAGTTAGAGATTCCATCTGCAAAAGATGCCATTTTATTTCTTTGGGCAACTAATCCATTGTTAGAAGACGCTTTTGAAGTAATGAGGGCGTGGGGTTTTACATATAAAACAAACATTGTTTGGGTTAAAAGTGGATTGGGAATAGGACATTATGTTAGGGGCGATCATGAATTACTATTGATAGGTAAAAAAGGAAACATACCGCCCCCAATAACTAAAAATCGACCTTCTTCGGTTGTAAAAGCTCCCAAAAACCGTCATAGCAAGAAACCAATAGAACTGTATGCCCTAATTGAGAGAATGTATCCGAACCGGAAATACTTAGAATTGTTTGCTCGGGAGAAACGGCAAGGTTGGCGTTCTTGGGGTTTAGAAGTTGAATAGTTATTTTCAAATACCCTTCGATCTAAAAATCACAAAGTTAGAAGGTGAAAATTGGGAAAGGCAAAACATACAACAATTAGCTCAACAATTATACGACTATCAAGGTGAATGTCGCCTATCAATCGAAAATAGAATAACCGTAGTGTTTGACCGATCTACCACATCTAGCGTAGCATACTTCCAAAAACACAAACCAATCCTATTATACCGTCTAATCACAGAATGTTATGAAGCCCAAAACTGGGTTTGGGTAAGCGAATACAAAGTGTGGCATTGCGTGTTAATGATTCCAAACATTGAGGACACCCCAGTTGAGCACTCCCAACACATCATAGGTTATGGCTTACGCGAAGAGGAAAAAGCTGACTTTGAGACTCAGTTACTAATAGAAGTAGCGCAATGTTCCAACGAAATAATGACAGTGAACCCTAACCATAAAGAACACGGTGTGGATGGTTGGATATGGTTACCCAACTCACTTCTTGGGCTGAGAGAATGATTTAAAATGACTGTGCCTCCAGACATAACCATCCTACTCATATTCGCTGTCGTCTTCATCGTAGCCGTGTATTTTGTTGACAGGAAAATCCAGAAAGGCAAGCCCACACTAAAGGTTAAGCGCCATCCTACGCCTAAAGTGCAGTTTCATAAACCACAGAAAGATCAAGAAAAATAGGAATGTCCCAAAATGTCCCTCTCTGAACCTACACGAAGACGTTTACCCAGAGTCAAAAAAGGCTTAATCAACGGCTTAACCATAGGACAAATAGCAGACATCTGCAGAGTAACCGAAAAAACCATAGATCGCGACCTCAACAAATTTCGTGCAAGCCCACTATTTGAAGAATGGTTACGCGAAGAATGGCAACGCGTACACTACATAATCATAAATGAAAACCCTGTTGAAGCTTACCGACAGTTAACTAGATTGCTAGGACAAACATTCACGCGTAGAATTGAGAAGCATGAGCTCACAGAACTTAAAGCAGCTATCATAGTTAAGTTGTGGAAGCCAGAAGATGAGCCAGCAAAGTGAAGTATTCATTCGTTATTATCCTAACGCTGGCAAACAACGACAATTCCACGACGACAGATACAAAGTGCCATACCGTGCAATCTTCGCAGGAGTAGGATCAGGCAAAACCATTGCAGGCGTGTTTGAAGATGTTAGTTGGTGTCTAGAAAACAACGGCATCGTAGGATACGTTTTTGAACCCACATATAAAATGGTTCGGCGAACATTAATTCCCACGTTGGAACATCCAAAAATTTTAGGAGCCCCATTAGACGCTAACCCTATAGTCAGAGAGTTCAGACGTGGCGACAACTGCATAGAATTTCTTAACGGCAGCGTCTTATGGTTTGGAAGCCTTGAAGAACCAAGCATGGCTGAAGGTCCCAACATCGACTTTATCCATGTTGATGAAGCTCAATACGTGCGCTACTTCGGTCAAGCATGGGAAGTAATACTGCGTAGGCTACGCGGAACAGGACGGTTTAAGTCTGACAGGCAAGGCGCATGGATTACAACGACACCGCCCGCATTATTGCCAGGCGACAGACTCTATGAGTTCTTTGAAGACCCGGAAACGCGCAATCCACTATCTAAAGTTTATCGTTGGGGCTTATGGGATAACCCTCACACTCCAGAACGGTACAAACAAGAAATAGTGGCATCTCATCATGGGAGTTTGGCGAAACGGTTTATTGAGGGCAGGTTTGCGCCTGCTGGTATGGGAAGTTTCGATTATGAATCAACAATACATGAAATTAAAAAAATCAACAAAGACATTTTACGTGACGTTGTCTATGGAGTGGATTTCGGATGGACCAATCCAAGTGCCATTGTGGCGGTGGGATTCGACGGCGACGACAGAGCCTACATACTCGATGAGTTCTACCAAAACAGAATCCAACCAGAAGTCTTAATCACCGAAGCCAAATTAATGCGGGACAAATGGGGCGCCGGACCGTTATACTGTGACCGTAGTGAACCTCAGACGATTGTTGCTATGATGGCAGCAGGGTTGAATGCGCGGGCTGACAACAGTAAACGTGAAGACGGCATCCATGAGTTAGGCGGCAGATTCTTCGTACAGCAGGATAAGAAACCACGCATTTACGTTTCTAGCGCGTGTGTGAATTGGATTCATGAAGTTATGGTTTACGATGCAGATGTGAAAGAGAACGATCATGCTATGGACGCGACTCGCTACGCTCTCATAGGACATAAACGTCCTGAGCCTTGGGTGAAGGGAATTAAATGGTGAAACAACCAAAACAATTGGGATTCAAAGACAAAATAGCTTTACGGCTAGGTTTGCTTACCAAAACTGTTGTGAAACAAATTATCGCCGAGCAACAGTCGCAGCGTCGCAGTCCCATACGTGAGGACCTTTACAACCAAATCAACAAAGTCATAGATGTGCCCTACAACTATCATTTACTTATGCATTATGCTTGGCAAAACCCTGACATCCGAGAAACACACGACGCGATCATTCGTGAGTGTGTCCGCAACAAATGGGATGTTAAGCCTCGTTGGCAAAGCAAATGTCTCATGTGTGGGGCGGAGTTTCAAACAGAAAAGACAAAGTGTAGTGAATGTGGACAGCAAACTCGTAAACCTGATTTGGAACAGAAAGAAATTTTGAAAGCCTTCATAGAAGACCCTAACCCGGATCAAGAAATCAACGATATAATCAAAAGTGTTTTTCGTTATATGTTAGGTGTTGACGATTGGTGGCTGAGCATTCAATATGCGGATTTAAAGGCAGACTCGCCTTTAACAGTTTACGTTGAAGACAGCCGTAACATGCGTGTGGTGAGTGATGAGAAAGGACGGTTGGGTAACGGTGAATATTTCTGTCCTAAATGCACTGGAGATGACCCGGGTAAAATTTACAAGAAAGGGCAGCATTGTAAGAAACATCCTGAAATTGAATTGAAAGAAACCTGTTACGTTTACGTGTCAGGACATGATGTGAAAGCACGGTTTGCTAAAGATGAGATATTGCATTCAATGTGTGATCCGTTATTGCCAAGCCTTTATGG